CGAGTTCCGTTATTTTCTTCTCTCATTTAGAGGGATTAAAAGACGGACCGTATTACGAGCAAGGTGACACAGTATACTGTCGACGACACGTGTCCGAAGGGGAGTTGTCTGGCTATTCAGGTCTCCAAACCGGCCATTTTGGCCAAAACCAGCTGGTGCTTTCAACATCTTTGAGCCGATTACTTATCGGCCGATAATGTTGCTAAGCAACATTGAGGTTCACCATGCCCACATTTACCGACGATACTCCGACTGCTTCAACTTACACTCAAGTCGCTACTACAGGTGCTGATCAGTACCTGTATCGCGACGCTTCATCTTCCCTCGACGAGCCGCGCACTGCGCGATTGTCACACACAATAGCAAAATCTGCTAATGGTGTGAACAGACATCTTTTACAGATGTCTCGTACGAACGAGACTGATGATGGTGTATCGTACACCGGATCCGTACATGTCGTTATTGCTATGCCTAAAGCAGGCGTTGCAGCAGCTGACATGCTCCTTGAATGGGAGAAACTACGGAACATGGTAGACGATGATTGGAGTCTGATTATCGCAGGATTGCCTCTTAGCGAAAGCTAATTGGTAATGGTTGGCCTATACGTCCTGTATAGGCCTCCCTTCCACTGTGGAAATGGTGGCTTGGAGGTAATACCTATGAACGGTACCCGGAAGAGCCAAGAAAACTTCGAGTTTAACCTCTACTCAAAGCTTTTAACTGATGTCATGCATCAAAATGGTTTATCACCTCACAAAACGAACATGGATATAAATTATGTTCGTTCAAGAATCGCAAACGAAGGTTTGCAATTCTTGACAAAGACGCTGCCTTTACTTGGAAAAGCTTTTGATAAAGCTCTACAAGTAGGTCAGTTCACTATTCCTCCTTGCTTTCGTAAGAATGCAGGAAAGAATAAGAAAATACCGCTCTTTATGAACGGACTATTTTCTAAAGTCTTTGACAGAGATGGTAAACTACGGGTAAGCCCAGATGTATGTTCCATTAAAGACATACGTCAGCTCTCATATTTATTTTATAAATATGAGTTACCCTACCATGAAACTCTTGTTACAAGGATCTTGGATGAATACACCCAACGAGACACAGAGTCTCAACTTGTGTGTAAATCAGCTGAACAGATCGCTGTACTCTTCTTCGGTTCCAGTGTGGTTGAGTCTATTTGTGAGAATTTCCCTCAAATTGATCTCTCTGTACTTAAACCAAAGAATGGCCCGGGAAGTGTCGCGAACCAAGTGATGCCACATAATCGTTTTAGGCCATATACATTTTATCCTCAGTTGGATGAATGTATACCCTATTATGACATGTGGTCCTACAATGATCGCCACCTTTTCGACACGTTCGAACGATTCAATGATTTACCCTATGAGTCCGAAGGTACATGCAAAGTTATGTGTGTACCTAAGGATTCACGTGGGCCTCGTATTATTTCTTCTGAACCGTCCGAATTTATGACGTATCAGAAGGCACTTCAACAAGTGCTATACGACTTCATTGAAAATGATTCGATTGCTAAAGGACAGATTAACTTCACAGATCAAACGATTAATGGAAAGATTGCTTTGCAATCCTCCATTGACCAATCTTATGCTACACTTGATTTAAGTGCAGCTTCGGATCGGTTATCGTTAGACCTGGTTGAGGAGCTTTTTGATAATACGCATCTTTATGATTATATCATGAAGACTCGGACTTCAAAAGCTATTCTACCCAATGGAGCGTGTATGCCGTTGAACAAATTTGCACCTATGGGTTCAGCATTATGCTTTCCCATACAAGCAATTTGTTTTTATGCGATAATAGTAGGTCGTTTTATCGCTCTCGGCATGGACAAGAGTTTTGCTTATCGCAATGTTTGGGTCTATGGTGACGATATTATCGTTCCTACAGACCTCGCCTTTGAAGCCATAGAAGCTCTCGAGCTTGTAGGCTTAAAGGTAAACGTTGAGAAAAGCTGCATCAGT